TCACACATTAAAACACGTGATCCAAATACCTGACCAATCTCACCAGTGAGTTTTGTAGCCATATCACCAACTAGATTAGCATCTTGGAATTCTGCGTCTTCTAGTAATTGGAAGTAAGCGCTTTGTGAAACAATATAAGTTACGTCGTTAGGATTAACACCGTATTTGCCCATATTCTTTCTTAAAGCAAGCAATTCTGCAGCAGTAACAGTATCTGAAGCTACAGCTGTTGCTGATTGAGTTTCATCACTATCTGCTGATGCCATTTTGATAAGACCATCAAAAGTTCCTGATGTATAAACACCAGTAGAGTGGTTACCTAATAGTAACGCATTCTCAATACCTTTTGCGTGTGATCTAACAATTGATTCCCTAATTAAAGGAAGAATCGGCATGATTGCATCTTCTTCAGTCTCGTTACCTAAGTAAGATTGTGAAATAAGTTTGTGAGTTGATAGAGTTTTCTCTGTCAAGTCAACACCACCGAAAGGTGCACCATAGGTGTCGCCTGTCTGTGCCAAGTTACCGTGTGGTGAAGAACCACTAGCTACCTGGTTGGTAGTAAATTCAGCGTATCCGCTGTCTGGAAGGATAGGGATAATCATGTTAGCAGAATTCATTTGAATTTCTCTAAATAACGGTGCTAATACTAGCTCGTTTTGAATATCTCTTTCAACGTTTGTAGATACGATTTGCTCGAAGTCTGCACTAGAAACTGCAACACCTGAGTGTGCGTTTACTTTTTCCATTACGCTCTTAGCATAAGGAGTGTCATAACCTCTACCAGTTGCAAGACCTAAGATCTTGGCATCTACGATATCGCCTTCGAAAGCTTCTTTCCAGTTTTTGTTCCCTCTATCTTGGAAAATTCTTTTTGATTCGCGCATAGCTTGAATCTCTTCGGATTTTTCAGATAATTCGGATTGAAGTTCTTTAACAACAGACTCTAAGTCTCCTTGTCTTTCTTCAACCTTAGCGGCAACATCATTGATAAGCTTCTCAGCTCCAGAAATACTTGACTTAACAACTACTTTCTGTTTTTCCTGTTCAGCGTCCAATTCAGCTTTTTCAGTAGCTTCTACTTCAGCTTGCGCTTTAGCTTCTGCTTCTTCTTTAGCTTTTTGCTCGGCTTGCTTCATAGCAATGCTAGTTGCAGTTTGATCTGCTACTTGCTTTGCAAATGCTTCAAGGTCGAACTCAGGGCTTACTTCAGGAGTTTTGTTTTCTTCTGACATTTTAGTCTCCGTTTTGTCGGCTTTTGCCTCGCTTGACTGCTCAATCTTTGCACTAGCGTCGATTGAGGAAGTCTCTTTAATAAAGTTTTTCTTGAACTGATCGTACTCTTCCATACTATCAAATGATTTTGCTAGAGAGAAGACTGCGGTTTGGTTACAAGGAACCGAAACAACAGACACTTCAAATAGTTCAGCGTCCTTTATCTTATATCCGTCGGTTTCTGATATATAATCAGCGTCCTTGACTTTGAAACCAACAGAAAAAGCTCCAAGAACGCCATCTTTAATAAGATCTTTAATTTCGCCAGCAGATTTGGATATACGAGCAGTAAGCTCTAGTCCATTTTCTGTGACTCCTATTTCTTTTGCACGGCCGATTGGTCGGTCGTAGTTATGATTGAATAAGATTACTGGATTATTTTTAAAATTATCCAGACCACCTTTAGTCCAAGCATTCCCTTCAATTATGTCACCAGCACGATCCAATGCGTCCGTACTAGCTGATCCTTTGATATCTAGTCCGCCATCTTCATCTTCTGATAACATTTTGAAAGTATTTGTCCAGTGAAATATCTTTTCCATTTACTTCTCCTTCTTTTCTACCTTAGCCTTTTTAGGGGCAGGGGCAGGAGCCGGTGCAGTTATTTCAATTGGAAATCTAAATTTAGCGGCTGCTAAAACTCTATTCCATGAGCCAAACTTTCTTCTCATAAGATAGTCTCTCACAGGAGCTTTCGGGTCCGCTTTATAATCTGATAGGCTTATGGTATCTACATTTTTTGCCTGCATATACTCGCTTAAAGCCTTTAGCATCATATTTTTTGTCATAATTATTCTTCCTCTGCGGGTGGGGTCTCTTCTGGTCTACCACCTTGCTCTGGATTCGCGGCACTTCCTGCAATATTTGCAGGAACTCGCGGTTGATCGAATCCGTCAATCGTCTCAAGTCTCAACGCCTCCCTTGCTTCGTTCGGTGTTAATATTCCCGTATTTACAAGTGTGGCGTAGTAGTTTGCCTGGTCTCTCAATTCAGGCTGAAGTGCAGGCACATCGCTTACATCTTCATTTAGTTTAAAACCGAAGAACCTCTCGAAAGCATACCCCATCTTTCTAATGATAGGAAGTATGGTTTCTAAATAGTAAAGACGGTGATTTGGTCTAATGTTAGCATTATTCCCACCGTCCAATAAAATTGGTGGAACACCCATAGCTTCTAGAATAATTCTTTCATTGGTTTTTATACCTTCTTGAAAGTCTAAGTTCTGGAAGTTTACTTCTGTAAGGTTTTCCACTTCTAACCCGCCATCTAAGAAGAGAGGTCTACGACCTCCTGATGTTGGATTATATCTAGCAACCCAAGCCTGTAACATTCTTTCTTTGATTTTCTCAGAAAGCGTGTTAGGTGACTTAAGTACTAAACCTGGTACTGCTCCATTCTTGAAGAAGTTATCTTGGAATCTTCTCATACTTCCAAGCAACTGCATGGTTCTCCATGCTGGCTTCAATCTAGGAACTCCTCTATAAATAGAGTTGAAACTGTTTTCTTTAATATGTATAATCTCTTTTGGACTATACTCTACTCCGTTATCGAATACAAACTTATCAATGTAAGTATTCTCGTCTGTTTCTATTGTGACTTTGTCTGCGGGTAGATGATAAAGGTGTGCCCCATCAAAATAGACAAAGATATTTCCGTCTATTAGTAGGTCTGTGATTAAATTTCTTTTGAATGAGCTAACGTCCTGAAATGGATTAGGCTCTCTATTAAGTAACAAATCGAGCTTACTTCGTCTCATATTCTTGACGATGTTGTTCATTCCTTTTAATTGCTCACCAACATCAAACGGTATATCCGCAGCGTCGTCCACTATCATGTTAACTGCTCGGTTTACTACCTCTAGTTGTTCGTAAGCGTTTCTGTAATTGGTAACAACTTCTCTTGTGCTAAGTGAACCGCCCTCTTCTCCAGCGATGTACGGCTGAGAAGGGTTAAGCTTCTCATATTCCTCGCTTGGTGAGGTTCGTCCAATTAGTCTGTCATACCATGCCATATTTGTCTCTCTGTATACCCACCCATCTTTCTTGTTTCTTAGCTGTTACTACTCGTGGGCGTTTGCCGTAGATGGAGTGAAGTTTCATATGATGTTCGTGACATAATGTAACAGCAGCTTCGTAAATTTCTTTGTTGTGTTCAGTTATAAACTGTTCTCTGATACCCATAATATCTTCTGCATCAGTTATTTTAATCTTATTCTTTCTCAGCCAAATCTCTAACAACTCTGTTAGACCGTGGAAATGATGAAAGTCGAGATTCTGCGTTGCGCCACAGATAAAACATTCCGTCCCTTTATTGTATTTCGACTTAGCCTTGTCCCGAACATATTTAACTAGATCTCGTTTTAGTTCCATAACTTATTCCATTCATTAAATTATACTATCTTTCGGGTATGTTGTCAAGAACTATTTTTGTGCGGTGGTAGTTAGAAGCTAGTGACACTTGTCTCGAACGAGTACAACGCATACCGTAATGCATCAGCCATATGTGATGCCATGTTGTGTTTTGGTTTCTCTTTCAATAAATTCGGATTGGGATCCCATTGGTATTGGTCAAGGGAGATTAGAGTCTCGTGACATCTTTGATCAACTATAAGTCTATCATTATCACAGATCGCTGCCACATGACCTATCCCGTCTAGAACAGATTTCTTTGCGTTAATAGTACTAATGTCATAGTTTTGTGCAAAGTCGAATCTTGTTTGCTGTGCAGCTGAGTCTATATAAATATAATCTATATTCCATTTATTGATAAGTTCTCTAATTTTTTCTGCGTGCTGTTCTGTTGTTCTTTCGGAATCCATATATTCATCTACCAAGTAGTATTTACCTGAGTCCCAATCATACGCGATTACACAGAAAGCTGTAGGATCTTTGTACCCTACGTCCATTCCTGCGAAGATATCCATACCCGTTAGATCTAGCTCTGCTAAATCTTGTTGACATTCTTCTCTTTTGAAACCCCATACTTGGCCTTCAAATACATTGAAGTCTGCCATATATTCCTGATTGAATTCACTTTCCGACATGGTTTTCCGTGCTTCATGTATATCTTCTTCAGAAATTCTTGGGTTCTCATGGTAGGTAGCTTTTACTGATGCCCACTCTGGAAACTCATCACTAAATCCTCTGTGCCAAAACTCCGCAAACCAATTATTCCTACCACGTGGTGTAGATATAAATATAGCTTTGGAGTTTTCTTTATCTAGTGTAGGTCGTAGTGCGACGTTGAAAGCGTCCCGGCCATCCACAAGGGCGGCTTCGTCGAAGATGATGAGGTCATAGGACCTACCAACGACTGAATCCACTTGATTAACCGAGCCCATACGTATCGTACTATGGTTCGAAAGTTCAATAACTTTATCTTTTGCATTATCTTTAATTACCTCTAGCTCAAAATGTTTTATGAGTGTTCTTTGAAGGTCGAATGAAATCTGCGAGAGTGAGTAGTTAGGCGACATTAACAGAACGTTAGCGCCTGGTACTAAAGTAACTAATTGACCAATTACATTAGCAATGTATGTTTTCCCTTGTCTACGTGAGACTGCGGCAGTAACAAAACGATACTTCGGATTGTTAATTGAGTTGATAATGGCTACTTGGGTACTATTAGGTTCTATCCCAAGTAATTCCATGTAGCCATGTATCGGTAGCTTAATGAATCGATTTTCGCTTTGAAAATCCATTAAGTTGTCTGAAAGTATGTCTTTTCTAGATATTTCTAACATTAGTGAATCGTCTCATTAGTGAAAAATGAATCGACTTCATCGAGGAGACCTTGCTCCTCAACAACATTATAGAGGTACATGAAGGCAAGAGCGACATTCTTCATGTCTTTCTCTTTCCTACTTAGATCTCTCTTAGTTGCAACTAAATCAATAGCTGCTGTAAAACTGGCTGCATTGAGAATACTCTCTTGTAGCCATAGAGTTCTCCCATTTACCTCTTTCATAATGTTACCTTCTAGTGTTAATTGGTACGCCCTTAACCGTTGCGGCTGAGGCGAATATTCTATCTTCCATATCCTTAGATACGTATTCAGCAGAACCTGCTTCTAAAGTAAACGAACCTTGCACGTCTGTTCCTGATGCACCATTCAAAATAGTGACGGTTGCTTCAGCACCTGCTAGATTAACTAATCTTACTTCTTTGGCGAGTTCGAAGTTACTTGAAGCACCTGCTGAGGTGCCACATGCTGCTTCTGCTCCTATAAATCTTACTGACATTTAATTTCTCCTAACGCTTCTTGCGTCCTTTCCCTTGTTTGTACTTTATGGCACGAAGTCTTTGCTTCGCTGCCTTCTTAGTTTTCGATAAACCGGGAGTATTGGTTATCTTCCAGCCTTTCTTTGTCTTCCTAATGGGCATTAGAATGATTTACTAACAAAGAATGCTGCTGAGTCAACGAACTCTCCATCTCTGGCTCCATCAAGAACTTCCATTCCTAGTGTCCAGTTTTTCATAGATTTTGATATTGTTAACTGTTGGTAGTCTGAATCATCATCGAACATGCCGTGTCTTAGTGATATATCGACAACTTTAATTAAAGGCATTTTAAGAGTTACCTCTTTGTATTGCTTTTCTTTGTCGTCCATATCTGTCCACATAGCTAGTTCGATCCAGTTATTTCCACCTTTTACAAACCACTCTTCAACGTGATCTATTGCTTTGTCGTCATATCTATATTGAATGACTCCGCCGTCAACATACCAAGTGTCGTTGAGGTTTAATCGGTATCCACCGTAAAGGTCATATTCCCAGTCTGCGTCCATCATATCAACTTGTGATACCCAAACGCCACCGTATGCTCCTTTATAGTCCAGATCCAAGTTCCCTTGAACTGCCATACTTCCCATAGTTTGACTTTCGCCTCTAAAGAAGTAGTCAGAATATACTCCAACATTTCCATTAACACCAGCAAATGATGGTAATGCAATTGTAGCGAGTAGTAGTGCGAGTACTTTTTTCATTATTTTCTCCCTATTACTGTCGAGAGCAAAGCCTCGCGGTCTTTTCCACGAGGTAGTGCTGTCAACTCTTTGGTTGTGAGAAGGCGGTGCAGCTTTTGACGCTGCTTAAATATGAGTATCGCGGTAGCCTTCTCAATAGCGAATATCATAGGTGGTAAAGATAATTTCTCTTCTAATTTCTTTTGTTCAGCTGTTTGCATAACAGCCTCCTTAAGTTAATCAAGTAGAGGATTTCTATCTTTAGCCTTTCCAATGTTTAAAGCAAAGCGGTCAATCCATTTGTAAGCTTTTGCCCATAACTTATCATCAACAGGTGTATCAGTCATCATTACAACGGCTGAGCATATTGTGATAATTATAGGTAAAACTTGGATTAAGCCCCATATGATTTTTATCAATTCAAACATTCTCTATCTCCCAGAAGGCGCGAACCTTCTCTTAGCCTCGTGATTCTGAACCTAAGCCTACAGGTCTAGCCATTCCGCCAGTCCCCCAAACTTCAGTACTTGAGGCATACATTTTGTGGAACTCTCTACGTTTCCACAAGATCATTACTTCACCAGGTTGTAATCGGATTGAACCCATTTCAACTGCTGGATCGGCACTAGTAACTGTAGTTACAGTTTGTACTGAATTAGACTCATTTACAAGTCTAACGTAAGTACTTCTGTCTCCACAAGTAATAGCTGTCTCTTTGGTTGTGGGAAGGGCTGTTGCCATTCTTCCCGGTGCAAATGCTAATCCCATTTGTTTTCTCCTACCATTTTACCTTGTTCGCCCAATAAGCGGCGGACATTTTTCCTTTCGCAATGTTTCTGCGGTGTCTTGCTTTAAAACTCTTACGCTTCATTTTCATTCTACGAGACTCACCAGCTTTAGGCTTACCTGCTGTTTTAGCTCCTTTCTGTCCGAAACGAATTGTTTTAATTTTACTTCCAACTTTAGCCACAACAATATGTGACTTAGTTCTGTGTCCAGGCGTTCTTTTAGGCTTATTAAATCCTTTAACCCCTGCTCGTTTTAATCGTGGGTCTCTTTTACGGCCCCCAGCTTTACGTCTTCTTGCGGCCACGTCTTGCTCTCCTTCTACGAACGACTGTCTTTACCATGGTAGGTTTACCACCTACTCCCTGTCTCTTAGCTCTTTTTCGTCTAACAGCAGAGCGTTTTTGACTTTTGCTCATACTTGCAGCTTTAGCTGCTGGTACACATTTTGGGTAACCTTTCCGACCCTTCTTGGCTTTCTTTCTACCACATTTGGCATGTCCACCACCTTTCTTTGGTCTACTAATATCTACCCAATTTTCTCCAAACCATTTAGTTAAACCACCGGGTCGTGCCATTACTTGCCCACCTTCCTCATAGCTAGTTTATGAGCTGCTGTAAAGGTTTTACCTTTACGCATTTCTTTTCTCATAAATGTCATATGTTTCTTAGTGTGGTGACTTGAATGACGTCTGAGGGTTGCTTGTTGTCGTTTGGTCAGCTTTTTGGTTACTGACGTTCTTCTTTTTCTAGCCACGTCTGTACCTCCCACCTGCTTTCTTGTACTCTCGTACTAGGTAAGCATTAGCATATGCACTTGGGTAAACAGCAAATTTTCTTTTAGTCTTTGCTTTTACTCTTGCATATAACTTTTTATTAGTAGGAATATTACGCTTCTTTTTAGTAGAAGTCTTACGTCTGCGTCTTCTAACAGCCATGATGACCTCTCATTCCTTTG